TTATTCGGACAAGCAGTTATTATCCGTAAAATTTCTAAATTCTTAATCGGAGCAGATGAGGATTCATTAATCCCAATTCCAGTATTCTATGACTTGGAATCGAAAAAAATCTTAGCTGATTCTCTACCTTTAGATATTCGTGAAGAATATAAAGATATTACTTTAGATGTCTAAGAAATATGCATAGATTTGTATCCTTCCAATATGTATAATAAACGGATGATATGAAAATATGTAATATATGTAAGATAGAAAAACCTTTAGATGAATATTTTAGATCTAATCATGGTACCTGTAAAGTTTGTAATCGAGAAAAAAACCGAGAGCGCAATAAAAAGAGGTACCATGATAATCCAATCCATAAACAAGAACAATTAGATAGAACAAAAAAATATATTGAAGAAACTGGATATTGGGCTAAATGGAGAGAAAATAATAGAGATAAAATAAAGGAAACTAATGCAAAAAATAAAGAATATAAACGTAAATGGGCTCAAGCACAAAGACAAGACAACCTCCAATATCGATTAAAAGAAAATATTCGAAGTAGAATTAATTTAGCTTTAAAAAATAAAAGTAATTCAAGTGAAGAACTTTTAGGTTGCCCCATTGAAAAATATATTGTATATTTAGAAAAATATTTTGATCAACATATGACTTGGAAAAATTATGGAATATATTGGGAAATAGATCATATTAAACCAATTTCATTATTTGATTTAACAAAAGAACAAGAAATTAAAAAGTGCTTTAACTATAAAAACACCCAACCTCTCTCTATAAATGAAAACCGGCAAAAAGGAAATAAAGAATATCTTTGAGTGGCTAAATGAGATTACTCTACATAAAACCTCTATTGAAAATATATCAGAGGAATCATGGAATGTTTGGAACTCTTGGTTAATTCATAAATACGTATCAATGGATATACGTTATATTGAATTATCAAACTATATTCAAACTCTACCTTACGAGAACAAACAACAAACATATCAAATTTATAGAGAAATGATCCCGAAAACAAAAGTATTCTTGAAGTACATCAAGTCAAAAAACAAAAAACAACCTGCAACGTTAGTAGAGTACGTAGCGAAATATTTTGAATGTGGTTTAGGTGAAGCCGAAGAATACATTGACATTTTACGAGAAACAGGTACACGAAGTATCCTCTATAAAATGGGTGTTGATGAGAAAGAAACAGAAAAGCTATTAAAAAAATGACAAGAAACGCAGACGTGGGAAGACATAAATTTGAATCCCTTAACTCCAGAACAATTAAAAAAACAGACTCTATTGTAGATTCTATTATAGACCAATTTGTTGAAAGAGCAGCTTTTGGAAAAGCAAAATACAATACAGATCTAGATCGTGAAGATTTATCTATTTTGGAATGGATTGAACATGCCAAACAAGAACATATGGATGCTATATTGTATTTGGAGAAATTGAAAAAAACCGTAGAAGTAAAAGGTTTATAATATTTATAATAAAATAAACAAAATGACAAAAGAGCAATTACGTATGCAGATGTTAGCAGGTGTAATCACTGAAAGTGAATATGCAGCTGTTATCAATAAAGAAATTGAAGAAGCAGATAAAGCATCTTTAAACGAATCAATGATCGGAGGAATCGCTGGAATTGGAGCAATAAACCAAATCCCAGCTACACCTAAAACAGATTATGAAATGGCATTTGAGCATTTCTTAGGTGAGCGTTACGAGGTAAAACCAAACAGAGAAAGAGCCGATATCATAGATGTTAATGAAAACATGCTATCAGTTAATGACAGTGTTAGAATTACTGCTCCTTTAGATGCTTCTGCAGAAACAGATGAAGGTATGATTACTAAAGTTTACCCTAATTTCAATTCTATTCCTTCAGAAGATATTGGATACTATGAAGTAGATGAAGAAGCATATGATGAAAGCGCTTTAAATGGTCCTTGGTATAAAGTAGATCAAGATGGTGAAGAAATGCTATATGCTGCTGAAGAATTAGAATTAAACTAATCCAATGAACCCAAAAGATACAATTACAGTAGATGTTCCTCTATTTATTCGTTTACTCGAATATGCTAGAGAAGATGCTCAAACAGACATGGATTTACATGATGTAGCAGAAAACATTATTTCGTTATCCGCTTCAGGTAAAACATTAACAATGGCTGATTATGATTCAATTATTGGATCTCAAGAAAACATTGATGAAATTAGAGCTTGGCAAGTTAGAGCAGGTATCATCAAATAATATTTAGGACCGTTACAAAACTGTAACGGCGAAGCCCCCAACGTCGCTATCGTGGGGGTTTCTTTTTCCCTTGGAAAATTAAAAAAAGTTTTGTACATTTAGACAATGAAAAAGAAGTTACCTTCCTTATTGAAAGAAATCAAGAGCAAACAACTGCCTCAAATTGATTTTGCATCTCAAAAACTTGTGTCCTATTCACAGTTATCTATGTTTAATGAGTGTCCTAAAAAATGGTCACTCCAATATAGAGAGGGGCATAAGCAATTTACCTCATCCATTCATACTATTTTTGGAACCGCATTACATGAGGTAATCCAAACCTACCTAACCACAATGTATGAAAAGAGTGGAGCTGAAGCAGATAGACTAAACACTTCAGAAATGCTTCAAGATGCTTTAAGAGAGGAATACAAAAAACAATACAAAGCGAATAACAAACAACACTTTGTAACCCCAGATGAGTTAAGGGATTTTTATGATGATGGAGTTTCCATTATCCGAGAATTAGCTAAAGATAGAGGTAAGTACTTTTCTAAACGCGGTTGGCATTTAGTTGGAGTTGAGTTGCCTCTATCTTTACACCCTCATCCAAAATTGTATAATGTATTGTTTCAAGGGTACCTTGATATAGTAATGTATCATGAACCTACCAACACAATCAAGATTATAGACATTAAAACAAGTAAGTCAGGTTGGGGTAAACGAGAAAAATCTGATGAACAAAAACAATTCCAACTTGTTTTATACAAAAAATATTTCTCTGAGATATACAATCATCCAATAGAGAATATAGATATTGAGTTTATGATTGTGAAACGTAAACTATATGAAAATGAGGATTTTGTGATCAAACGTGTACAATTATACAAACCTGCATCAGGCAAAGTAAAATTGAACAAGGTATCCAAATCTATAGAGGAATTTGTAGAAAATGCATTTGATTCAAATGGTTATAAAAATGTTGACCATCAACCTACCCCATCTGATAAATGTAAATGGTGTCCTTTTCACAAAACTCATTTATGTTCTGCGACTTTTTAAAGTATCCATATATTTATATATAACATTAAATTATAAAATATGAGTGAAAAAAACCAACAATTAACATCTGTCAAATTAGACAAAGATCTATTTGAACAATTCAAAGTAGAATGTATTAAACGTAAATTCAGCTTTCAAAAATTATCTGAACGAGCAGTTCACCTTTATTTAACAAACGAAGATTTTAGAAAACAAGTCCATAACCATAGTGACTTAAGTTTGGAGACCGAGGATTAATTTCCTACATTTAATAAAAACAAAATAGTTATATGAATTCAAGTTTTAAACAATTACCGCAAAACGAGCGGAAAAAAATCATGCTGATTTGTGATGATATTAGAGTACACTCCGGTGTAGCTACTGTAGCACGTGAATTAGTTTTAAACACAGCCCAACACTTTAATTGGGTAAACATTGCAGGAGCAATTAATCACCCTGAGAAAGGTAAACGCTTTGATTTAAGTGGAGACACAAACAATAACACCGGTTTAACAGATACATCTGTATTTTTATACCCAGTGGATGGATATGGTGATGCTGATTTGATTAGACAATTAATCAAACTTGAGAAACCAGATGCAATCATGTTAATTACCGATCCAAGATATTTTGAATGGTTATTTATGATTGAAAATGAGATCAGAAAAACAATGCCTATCATTTACTTGAATATTTGGGATGATTTACCTGCTCCATTATATAACAAAGCATTCTATGAATCATGTGATGCATTATTAGCAATCTCTAAACAAACAAAATTGATCAATGAATTAGTTTTGGATGAAAAACGAGGTAATAAAGTAATTGAATATGTTCCTCATGGTTTGAATCATGAAGTATATTATCCAATTGAGAAAGAGGATGAGTTAAAAGAGCTTGAACAAGTAAAATCTACTATGTTTGGAGGTAAAGAAAAGGATTTTGTTGTATTCTTTAATTCAAGAAACATCAGACGTAAACAAATTCCTGATACAATGCTTGCCTTTAAAATATTTTTGGATACATTACCTAAAGAAAAAGCAGAAAAATGTGCTATGGTAATGCATACCGAGATAGTAAGTGATCATGGAACTGATTTAGATGCAGTACGTAAGATTTTATTTAATGATTATCCTGAAGCAATTTATTTCTCTCAAAACAAATTAGACAATAAACAATTAAACCAATTGTATAATATTGCAGATGCCCAAATCTTATTAACTTCAAACGAAGGATGGGGTCTATCATTAACAGAGGCAATTTTAGCAGGGACTGTTATTATCGCTAACGTAACTGGGGGTATGCAAGATCAAATGGGATTTGAAGATGAATTTGGAAATTGGTACACACCATCACCAGAAATTCCTTCAAACCATACAGGAAGATATAAAAACCATGGTTGTTGGGCATTCCCAGTATTCCCAACTAACCGTTCAATTCAAGGTTCCCCTAAAACACCTTACATTTGGGATGACAGATGTAATGCAGAGGATGCAGCTGTTCAAATTGCTAAAGTATATGATTTAGATAGAGAAACAAGAAAAGAATTAGGTAAAACAGGTAGACATTGGGCTATAAATGATGTAGGTTTTACAGGTGAGGATATGGGAGCTAAAGCTATTATGGCGATAGATCAATTATTTAACACGTGGACTCCACGCGAAAAACATGAGTTAATCAACGTTAACGACGTTAAAGAACCTACAATTAATCACAAATTCGTATATTAAAAAAGTTATGAACAAACCAGTATTTGTAATAAGTTGCCCCATTGATACCTATTCAGGTTATGGAGCACGTTCTCGCGATATCGTTAAAGCGATTATTGAATTAGATAAATATGATGTAAAAATTTTACCTCAACGATGGGGAAGTACTCCAATGAGTTTTATTGAAAATAACCCTGAATGGGAATTTTTAACAAAACATTTGTTAGTTTCTCCTCAATTACCATCCCAACCAGAAATTTGGATGCAGATTACCGTACCAAATGAATTCCAACCAGTAGGAAAATTCAATATTGGATGTACAGCAGGAATTGAAACAACAATAGCATCTGCGGAATGGGTTGAAGGTTGTGGTAGAATGAATTTAATTTTAGGTTCATCTGAACATACTATCAAAGTACTTAAAGAAAGTAAATTTGAAAAACGTGATCAACAAACTAATCAAGTAGTAGGATATGTTGAATGGAAAGGTGATAGTGAGGTAATATTTGAAGGTGCTAACACAGATATATATAAACCTATTAAATCAACATTCGATTTATCTAATGTAAAAGAAGATTTTGCTTATTTGTTTGTAGGTCATTGGATGCAAGGGCATTTAGGTGAGGATAGAAAAAATGTAGGTTTGTTAGTAAAAGCGTTTTATGAAACATTTAAAAACAAATCAAAGAAACCTGCACTTATCCTAAAAACTTCAACTGTAGGTTCTTCTTACATGGATAGAGATGAATTAATCAAACGTATTAGAACAATCAAAGATACAGTTAAATCAACCAACCTACCAAATGTATATTTGTTACATGGTGAATTTACTGATACCGAGATGAATGAAATTTATAACCATTCAAAAGTTAAAGCAATGGTTAATTTAACCAAAGGAGAAGGATTTGGTCGACCATTACTTGAGTTCTCATTAACAAATAAACCAATCATCACTACAAATTGGAGTGGACATACTGATTACTTAAATTCAGAATTCACCACACTTTTACCAGGTGCAATGAATAAAGTACATCCATCAGCAGCAAATAATATGTTGTTAGCGGAAGCAGAATGGTTTAATGTTGATTATGGTCAAGCAGGTTATTACTTGAAAGATGTATTTGAGAACTATAAAGGATATGCTGAGAATGCTAAACGACAAGGTTTTCAAAGCAGAACAAAATTCTCGTTTGATGCTATGAAAAATAAATTGGATGAGGTATTTACAAACAGAATCCCTGAATTTCCAAAACAGGTACAATTACAGTTACCTAAATTGAAAAAAATGGAATTACCTAAACTTAAAAAAATAGATTAATGCAACACGAAGAAATTATAAATTGCCCTAAATCTGGAGGTGACTTGTGCTATAAAGTACAAGTTGCCCCTGAAATTTACAATTACATGAGTATATCTTGTGGATTTTGGACAAATTCATTCATGACTGAAGATCATGAATTTTATATGCAACAAATGGAAACATTACCTGAGTTGTATAAAGATTTAGCTTGGAAAGATCCTGAAACTGGATTGATTTGGTTACCAAATACAATCAATAACCAAGAACAAGGTATGGTATTTGCAAATGGTACAGATGCTTCAAATTGGAGATGGGCTGCGGTAAG